GAGCCAGCATCTTGACTAGTACCTGACGTTGCCGCCGTTGTACTGTCTCGATACGGTAAATGTGTGGCTTGTAGATCCCCAATGGGGCTTCCTACTGATGTCATAATATTTCTCCTTAGAAATTAAAGACTGTGTTAATATATGATAGAAAATATATACATAGACTTCAATTGTTCCCCTAGGAGTATTCATCTACGACCTCTTAGCCATCAAGCAACCTTTCCTGAACGGAAGATCACTACAAGACAGCTAGTCTGGTAGTTTATTAAGAGTCTATCACCTCTTAATTTGGTAATCTGTTATAATCGGTTCGCACCATACGCTGTTCTACAGCAGCACGAAACGCTTTGTCTGTTTTAAAACGAGGGTTGTTTCTGTCAGCATAAAACTCTCGTTTAGTTGAATATGCTACATAACCAGCCTGAGTATCAGCTACTGGTTGTCTGTTTTGTAAACTGGCAGGCTCATTAGCCTTGGCTGTTTTATTTGATCTTGTATTGTACATATCATTCAAGCCTCTTAGAGTTACTTCATAAGCGGGGCTTGATAGTCCAACATTAATCTGGACTTGTTCTTCGTATGATAAGCTTTCAGCAGCCCATTTAAAGAGATTGTCTAGTTTATCTTTCCCACCAACAACAGTAGCGGCATCGCCATATGCTTCTCTCATTCGTGCCTTTTGAGCACCTAAGAAATCGTCTACCATTCTATCGGTAAAACCTGCTTGTTTAATTTCTTCTCTAGTTTCTGGTGTAAGGTCTCCCTTTACTGCTATCTCCATGCCCCAAGCTTGCCACTGCTCTTCAGAGAGGGCAGGCTGAGAATGCGATTCCGTCTCTACCTCTTGAGTTTCTGATGGGCTAGGTATCCTAAGTTCTGGATTAACTCCATCAGTTACTGGCTGAGGGGCTTCAGGCGGTGTCTCTACTGGAGCCTGATAGTTAGGATTAACTGTATCGTTCTCAGCATATGTACGCTTTAGGTCTGCTATATCCTGTTGTCCTTGGGTATAGTTTTTCTGTGCCTCTTTCAAGGAATCAAACCATGCACCAGCATCTTTAAAGTTAGGCGGTATAGTTTCCCCTTGATTCTGTACATAAGATTCAAATGCAGCCCGTTCTTTCAGACGATTGAAATCGTCAGGTACTGCTGTAGGATCTTGAGATAATGCTGCTAGCTGCTCAGCTGTAGCATCAGCTGTAGGTACAGCTCCAGGTGTTGTTGAGTTTTCTGGGCTGTATTCTACAGCTCCAGGTGTTAATGATTGTTCTGCTCCAAGCAATTCTGCTTGAGGTATCTGCGAAGGGTCGCCTAATTGTGCCATGTCTTTATCTCCTTACGATAATTCTGTTCCCCAGAGTCAAAGGATTTTAGTTAGGAGACCGAAGCCCCCTGAAATCATTATTGCAATACAGGCAGCCCACATAGCTGCCTTAGTTTGTAATACTACAATATGTTTCTCTATCTTTGATAATCTTTTATCCATTACATCTAATCTATGGTTAGTTCTTTCTAGCTCATTAATGACTAATCTTTTGTATTCATCCCAACCATTAGTCTTGCCGTCATGAGTCTCCCATGGATCTTCTGGTGGCATGTTTAACGACCGCCGCTAGTCTTAGCTTTTGCTGATCTGTATGCTGCTCGTTTTTTTGATCTAGACTTCGTGCCACTACCACTTGCACCAGACTTTGCACTAGATCGTGCAGCAGCTCTCCGTGCAGCAGCTCGCTTTTTCTTTTCTGCTTCAGTTAAATTATTCTTAGCCATTTGAATTCTCCTTTAAAATTAATACAAACATTTATGCTCTTCTTAAGTCATCCATTCGTGGTGGTTCGTTCTCATATGGATGTCCAGAGTAAAGATTACCCTGTACATTGTATTTCCACGCTAAATAACCCTCTATCTTATCTTTAGTACCATCACTAATATTAGTTCCTACACCCAAATCATCATTTACAAAAATCACTTCATATATAACACCATCAAACTCATCACTAAATGAAGCACCGACTGCATCACCAAGCCCTGGTTTTTGTGCGTCATCTAAGTCTGTTGTATCAGTAGACAAAGCAATTGTTTCAGTGCCGAAATTATATGATCTTGCCCATTGTTTCTGTACGGTAGGTACTCCTGCTCCTCTACCAAATCCTATAATTTGGAAACCATCAGCACCTGTATTCATGCGTACAAGTAGTTCATTGTCAGCCATATTAAATGTTGCAGAAATATTAGAGCTTGACCAATCAGCTTCAAGAAGAAAAGAACCTTTGTCATCCTTAGCAACTACGGGCTGTTTCTCATCGCTATCGGTTTGTAGGAATGCTACATAGCATAGGAAATTAGCTGTGCCCACATTCCACATAGCACCAGACGAACCTCGCATAACATCGTTAGTACCATCAAACTTTAAACCATTGAAATTTCTATGGCTAGTGTTTCTAAGAAACACAGGCATCTTTCCAGAATCGTTTTGTTCAAAACCACCAGTACCAAGAGTTTCTGCATCTTCATCAAAGCCTATTCTATTATTAGCCCACACACATTTAGTTTCATCTGATTCTTCGGGATGAAAATACTCTGGTAGTATCCATGATTCTATATTAGTAAGATTTTCAGGTGTCCACACCGGACCAAGGTCTTTTGTCCAGTCATGATCCCATGATTCTGGTACACTCCAACCCCTGTTAAACAGTGTTTCATTACGTATAGATACCATATTATCCATACTACCACGACCTAGCATTCTTGTTTTATTCTGTCTTAATACACAGTTAGTACTAGTAACATCCTCCGATGCCCCTATTATATCTAGGGAAAAGATAGGGTCATTGTCTATAGCCATGGTGATTACTTAGCATAGGAGTAACCCATTTGGAATCGCATAACTGTTCCCATAGTATTTCCTTGAGAATTAAAACCAATCCTATAATATGGAGATCTAAATTCTTGTAGGTCTGCAATTAAAACAGTCCAACCTGTAGCATTATGATTAAATGTAGTTGATAGTTCGATATAGTCTTGACCAGTGGTTTCATGAGAAGTCCAATTAACACCATCGGGTGACATTTCCATGAATATATCAGTTGTTCCTACTGAACCGCTTATTGTATTCACATCAATGAATACCATTATCTTACTTCCGCTTAGTCTTGTAGAAGCTGGAATAGCTGGGGTTACAGGGGCAACAGTAGCTGCACTCAGTGCATCATTTTCACCTTGGGTGGTGGTAATATAAAAACCATCTCCTGTTGAGACTGGGCTCCACCCCTTGTTTATGGTTTCTTTTACTGCCATTAGTTTCGTTCTCCTTTTTCAGACCATGTTTCTTTATCTATACCCTTGTCATAGTCAACGGGATATGATATATTAAATGTAAATCCTAAGTCAGCTGGTAGTGTTCTACCTTGTGAATTAATTCCTAACCTAATAAACGGAGCATTAATAGAAGTTAAGTCTAAACTATAGATTCCAAAGCTTCCATTCGTTAAGGTTAAATCATTAGCAATCTCTATACCAGTAGGATTAAATCTATTATGAGTATAGACTAAAGCACCTGTACCTCCGTATGCATCAAATACAGTCCATTCATTAGCATTACCAGTGGGTGAGAATTCTGCATAAAAATTAAGATCAGCTCCGCCTGTAAAGGCAGCGTCTGGCACATCTCCAGTACAAGCAGCATCGAAATTAGTATCTGATGTTATTAATGTATTTCCTTTTATACTCTTTACTACTTGTGTTAATGTAATAGCACCACTAGAATTAGCAGCTGTGATTGTTCCATTGTGACCATTAGATCCATTTACTAAAGCAATAAAGTTATCACCTGTTGTAGTAGCACTATCTACCAAAGTAAATTCATCTGATCTTATATTCTGTCCACCAGTAAAGTTTGTCTTTGTCATACCAGCAGTTCCAGTGTCCGTTAAAGTAACTGTGGTATTACCATCACTGCCTATTGTTGCTTGAGTTATAGTTACAGTTGCCTCATCTACCGTAGCAGTAAATCTAGTTCCAGCTGGACCCGATGAGGTGTTGATGACATTCATTAAATTAGTAGCGGTAGCATTGTTAGAGGTTGTGGATTCCCATGTCCCTGCCACCGAACTTTGGTCACCATTAACAAAATCGTAGTTGGTACCATCAGTAGCAATTAGGTTTACCTTATCAGTACTGTTTAGTTCAGTAAAGTCTGTAATAGTGACGGTTGCTGTTGAAAATAATCGAGTCCTACCTACATAGGTTTTAGATGTACCATGACCGTCTATTAAAACAATAGAAGAATTGTCTGTCTTAGAAGCACCATCAAATGTAAAAGTAGTCGTAGCCGCAACATTAGTAACAGTACCACCATTAGCATCAACATCTATTCCCAGAGTAACTCTCTTCCCGGAAATAGGGGTGGATCCTAAGTCATATTCTACTGATGAGAATGAATCAGTTCTATCAGTACCGACTACAATAACCGTAGAATTTGTGCCTACAGTATACTCTGTTGCACCTATATTAACTACACCTTTTTCACCGCCAGTTGCTGCTAAACTAGCCGAACCTGTATATCTCTGATTAGCCATTAGCCCATTCCTCCTGATTCACCAGACATTAAAGCTTCTTCTAAGCCCTGTAGCTGACTCATATCCATACCTGGTCCACCAGCCCCAGCACCTAGATCTTCCCCACTCATCCCTAGTTGTGCTAGCATTTGTTCAACGCCAGCTCCACCAGTTTGCTCTATATCTTGCATTGCAGCTTGTTGTCCTGTTTGTGCTACAGCTTGAGCCATCATCTGAGCTTGAGAAGCCTGTCCTTGGATAGCTGCTTGATCTTGTTGTTGTTGTAGTTGTTGTTGGTAAGCATCATCTTCTGACTTAATCCAGTTGTCTGCATTAAATCCTAACGAAGATATAAGTGCTCTTCCATAAGAATCCCATTTAAACATAGCCATAGCTTGTTCTGGTAAGTTTCGTACCATCTCACCCATTTGCATAAGCTTCTGTAAATCAGAATCTCTAGACAATGCTTGCAACCCAGTAACTATTTCTACTGTTAGTTCACCCTTTTCAGTAAACTCATCAGCAATTCTAGGATCTATTTCTTCTTCAGAAATCATAAGAAAGACCGTTCGTTCAACAATAGGTCTCATTAGATTACGAGCAATAGATGAGAAGGCACCACCTAGTACATTTTCTAACTCTTGTCCAACCATTCTTACAGCAGTAGCTGTAACTCTCTCTCCTTGAGGCATACTAGCTGAATCCATAAGAAATGCTTTGCCTATTTCTTGCCGCATCTGCTCAACACCAGTCTGTGTTGCACTTATCTGAGGACTCATAGTACCTGAGGGAGATAGGGTAAATACATCTTGTGCTCTTGCTCCAATGATTGCACCATTCTGTGCACCAGATATGTCCTGTATTTCTGTAATACCAGCAGGATCTACACCAACCCAAAAACATGAGCCAGCAGCAATCCCTTCAATTAATCCTTCGGTAAATGCTTCAAGTGTTTTGATATCACCTATCAAATCTTCGCAATGAGAGCGTCCATAGTTTTCACCAGGAACACCAGTCCATCTTAGGACTATGTGAGGATTAACTGTATACACACCCTCACTAACAAGTTTACCTTCAGAGTCTTCTCTTCTCATTTTCCAAGTACCGTCTTCTTCTGCTGTTACTCTACAATATAGAGTTTTATATCCAGTACGCCCAAGCATTCCTGTATCGGTAGGAAATACAGAGTCTACATCTTCAGTGTTCTCTACACCAACAAACTCAAGGTGTATCAACTCCTGAACATCACCTCTTACATCTCTTCGACAAACATATTGATCAAGCCTAATCATTCTGAATGTATAGTCATCTTCCATAACTAGAAGACAGTCTCCCACAACAATAAGATGTTGTAGAACTTGATATAGAATATCTCTTAGGTTTTTTGAAGCTAGTTTATTATATACCTGATAGCTTAAAGATTCTAGATACGCCCGTATTTCTGGATCAGGCTGCATGCCTGTTGATTGTTCAAACTTAAAGAAGGGCATATCATTTAGTGGTAGTAGTGCACTTAACATACGACTTGCCATAGCAGTTACTCCCTTTGCACTAACAGAACTAAAGGGCTGTGGTAGTGCTGTCTCCTCTGTCCAACCATAAGGAGGCAGTAATGAGGGGACTGATAATGAAGCACAATATCTACTACGCTCTAGTTTAGATGCTCTCTTAGAGTCTAGTTTCTTGTATCTGTCTGCAATTTTTTCTTTCATATATTACTCTGGTCTATCACCAAACATACTACCATAGAAACCAGTAATTATATTATCTATATCAGCATCCGATTCATCAACCGCTTGTAATCTAGCTTCTTCTTGTGCTAATGTTTCTAGGGACTGAGCTTTCCTAAGTATATCAGCTTCTTCTTTTTGAACAGATAACCTAGCTGCGGATTCCATTTCAAGCCTCTCATTCTCCATTGCCATAATCTGATCTTGTCTCTCTGCATACAAAGCGTTGTTTCTATCATCACGCTCAGCCATCCATTTTAACATATCTGAATTGTCGGGTGGGGCTGCTACCGTTACATCAGATCCAAATATTCCTCCCATGTTATACCTCCTTATGCTGGTCTAAAGCTTCCGCCAACTTGTAAAGTGGGGACAGCAGAGCCTGTGTAAGATACCTTACGTCTTGGGCTAGCGCTAGTAACTCTAGGTCCAGCCATTTCAAGAGGCGCAGTAGCTATATCTTCTCCAGTTGCTATACCAATACCCTTTTCTTTTTCCATAAATGTTTTTGAAATTTTTCGTTGAGCGTGTATGTTTTCAATCTTAGCCCTAACTAGTTTTGCATCTTCTTCTTTAGCAGCAACTCTTCTATCTCGATCTTGTTGACGCATAGCTCTGTTCATTATTTTTTGTAGTTTGTCTACTTGCTTACGATATTGGGCTGCCAGTTTCTTGGACTGTTTCTCATACCACTGCTTTTGATTGGATGCTGCCTGCCTTCTTTTAGAACTTCCAGTATACGAACTGCTTCTGAAAGGATGGAACCCTCCAATACTGAAGTGTTCTTCTAATCCAGTCTCAGGATTAACAGAAGCTTGAGGAGAGCCAACCGTATGTCTTTCTATACCACCCTTACCAATAATTGCTTCAATCTGTGATCTTAGTTTCTGTGCTGCTACTTGAGGAAGAACAACCTCACCTGGTGTAAGGTGTGCAACCCTTGTATCACCATACCTACCCATAGAACCAACAGATTTACCAGGTCTCGCACCACCGCCAGATCTTTCTGTACCATGCTCAACATCTGATGCTAAAGTTACACCTGTTCTAGGTAATTTACGACCCTCTCGTCTTACGTCCCATTCTGATAAGTTTTCCCAGAATGGTGGGTCCGGGGTTGATGGTGGCATGATGTCTGGATTTAAGTAAAAAGGTCTTGTCATAACGGGATCTACACCAAGCCATTTTGGTGGTGAGAACCACTCACTACCTGACTGATCAGACCAATTTCCTTCTTTGCCTCGCCAGTGACCTTCTTGGATCCTTCGTTGCAAGCTATTATCTATCGATGATGTGTTCTCATCTGGTACAGCCATGTTAATTTCCCCTTTCCTGATCTTTCAAAATTACTTCAAGCATAGCTAGGACATCTCTTTGACCTGCCCTATACACAGCCTGATTAAAAAACTCATCTTTTTCTAGATTTATATTATATTCAACTGGTGGTAGTTTTTCTTTTAGATACTTTACTATTTCCGGATCTAGCAGTGGTAGTCTTTTCATTTAACTTTTCCTCTATAGTATCTACTCTGTGAATTAAATCCTTAATGAGTAAAATCTGATCTGCTGGTGTTAGCATGCCTCCGATTTTAGCCCTAAGTTTAATTGCTTCTAAATATTCTTGCTTCATTCTTGTTCTCCTGTAATATCTACAACTTCACATGCTCCACCTGTACACGCTAATAAGTGTGAGCTAGTAGTAGTATCCTCTAACTCATATAAACTAAGGTCTTGCCAATCAATATTTCTAGGCATGGCATCAATTAACTCTCTGTATAACTCATCATCTATAGCCTCAAACGGAGCTTGTTCATAGATATGATCAGTATGTGGCAGAAAGGAAATCCCAGATACCCAATCCCAATTATTATGAACCCACTGTCCAATAGACATGAAGTTAGTATCATCATAGTTTATAGTAACACTGGGCTTGTGATGGCACCAATGCTTTTGATACATAAGCCATAGCTCTAAGTGATCCATGGGATCATATGTTTCGTATGTTAGTATACTATCTGGTGAACTTATCGGGAAGGAAAATATCGTAGTAGTATCAGGCTTCTGAACACACGGTTCATTTGGTATACCCATATCCTGCATGAATAAGCATAGTGGATTGTCTTTATCAATCCTAACTCTTCTTATATAATATTTTGAATACCTAGGATGAATCCCAGATGAAGTTCCAGCTACACATGACGTAGTACCAGATGGTTTACAGCATGTAATAGACTTTGAAGGATCAATGCCTAGCTTTTCTGCCCATTCTTTATTAGTTTCAACAGCAACATCTCTTAACTCTACTAGTATATCTTCTAACTCTTTACTTGGAGTAGACATTAGTTTGTTATCATATATACCAGTGAATGATACGCCCAGCAGTCTCTCTTTATCACAGTTAGCTTTCCACTCTGGATCTAAGTACGTGAATCTGGTACACGCTGATTGTATTGTTCCTAAAATAGTAGCCTGTTTAACCTTCCTTCGAAGTGTAGCAAGGTTATCATAAGGTCTTATTACTACCTCACTCAGGTTACAAAATTGTTTTGGTCTTAGTATTATTTCACTACAGGGATTGGTTCCCCAAGAAGCAGGCTCTCTACCTGAAGATAAAGCTATATTATTCATAGCTTCTCTATTGCAGATACCACGCTCACCAGATCGTGAATCATATAAAGATGACCACTCTTCAAGAAATCTACCCATGTTAGGCTTGCTGATATATACAGCAGAGTTATTACTTAAGGCTCTGTGACCTGATGTTTCCCACCAAGCACCAGACTTAGCCATCCTCATGGCACGATCATCAAGGTCTGATAAAGATATCAAGGCACTACGCCTAACTCCACCAGATATGACTATCTCTCCCACCATGCATATAATATCATGTACCTCTATGGGATGTAGCTTACGACCATTAGCTTCGTAGAATAATTTAACTACGAACTTAAACAATCTTTCCAGTGGCTCAGGACCAGATGCTCTACCACCAAAGGTTTTTAGTCTAGAACCCTTGGGGCGTACTGCTGATGTATCCCAAGTGGGATGCAGACCAGAATATAGGGCTGACAATAGGTCATTGAACGCCTCTGCCCAGCCCCGTCTGGAATCTTTAACAATTATTTCTAGTTTATCATCTCTTTCTATGTCAGGTATATCTGGAAGCTGTGATATCTCATTAAATTCACAGGAAAACCCTACACCTGTCCCGCAACAGAGTATATATAATACATCTGAAAAGGATCTAACGGTATTTATTGGTAGGTAAGAACAGTTGTATAGGCACGTATCGTCTACCTCTGCCGCAACTCCTGCGGTCATGAGTGCTCTCATAGAGGGGAAGACTTCTCTGTCTATAGTCGATCTTCTTATTTCGTCCCAATCCTCTCCCAATATTTCTGGAAAGCGATCTCCAAAGTAATCGTAATACCGATCTACGCATTCATTCCAGCTTTCTCTCCTCCCTAAATTTTCTATCCATTTACAGTAACTTCTTGTTACAACAAACTCCTGAAATTGATCCATCCTTACTCCTTATTATTGTTAGACCCAACTATAGGTAACCATAAGCTTACCTGTTGGGTGTTAAAGTCATATTCATTAGCTCGTAGTATCCTAACACTATGAGCCATAGATAATGCAAAGTCTCTAGAGTCTACGTCTAGCTCTACTACTCGCTTACACTCATCATACATTTTTAATATCTCTTCGTCCCACTTATCAATATCCCATTCGTCCAATAACTTGGTAGCTTTCTTTGGACCAATTCTCCAAAGACCAGGGACACCATCAGTTGGGTCACCAGTCATCCACTGTAGATGGAAGAACCTATCCGCTTCTTCTTCTGATATGTAGCGTATAGCCTTATCTTTATCAGGGTTCCAGTGATATCCTGGGATTGTCTTTAGATCCTTATCTATTGTAACCCCGAGCATCTCTCCTCTTGATACATATATACCCATTATATCATCAGCTTCAAGCGACGGCTCTACTATAGTTTCCCACTTATCGGACATATATGCACGGCAATCACTTAAGGAATCTGGGTGAACACTAGAATCTCTTTTCTTTTTATAGCCTTCCCATACACCTCTTCTAAAATTATCTCTTCTCTTACATGAGAAGGATATTACAATAGAATCTGTTTCTTTAGGTGTCCATCGCTTTATGTCATCATTAATACGGTCTTCCATATGATCATAGCCTTCTATATCTACATAACACGCAGCTTTATATGCTATTATATCAGCATCAAGAATCGCTGTCTTCGGTATCTTCATCCTCTTCCTCCTCTTCTTCTTCGGGATCTGATAGGAATAGCATGTCCATTAGATTGTCCATAACATCTTGTAGTAAAGGCAAGGCATCTATTTCTTCCTCATCTGTTTCTATTTCTGTGCCACACCATATAGGAACATTAGCTTTAACTATTTTAATAAGATCAGATTCAGAGGAATCATTATAAACCACATCACTAAACTGGTGTAACAGTATGTCTTCTCCATTCTCTAGAGATCGAGACATTTCTTCGGAGGGGTGTTTCCTCCATTCGAAATCTTCTATAGTTCTTTCTCCATAAGCCATGAACAGAGTTGTTGCATTATATAAAACCCCGTATGCTAGTTCATTTACATAACGACAATCATCAACAATCACTACTCTCTCCCAGTATTTAGCGTTAGCTTCTATATCTTTCTTTTCTTCCTTTACTATATCCTGAAGAGACTCATCAAATTTTACAACCCAATAGTCTGGATCTTCCTCTCTTCTGGCTGCACCTATCTCTTGACAGTACTCTCTATATTTTACTGGATTATCTTCTTTAGAGTAACCTTTACGAACAGCGTCTTCTTTGAGTGGACTAGCAAAGGATAGAAAGACTGGCTTTAGACCAAGTCTAAACACTTCTTCAGCTATTAGCTTAGCTAGCATACTCTTCCCTACTCCAGCTTGACCAGATATTAGTATCATCTGCATTATTTATCTCCTTCCACATTAATGTGGGCACAACATTATCATTTACAGGATAACCAAGTTCCCTTAACAATTGACATGTAACTATAGCACAGTTATCTTTAGGCATCCATTTACTGAACCACCGTGTAACAAAATACCATAATAATATTTTTATAAAATTAAACTTAATGATGGGGCATGCATCAATCCACTCTTTACTTACTGACTTTGTGCCAAAGAATACAGCCTTGTCAGGATAGAATGCTTTATGCATCCACTTAGCCTTTCTCCACCCCACAGTTTCTCTTTTCCCTACATGATACATAAGATCTTCATCCTCTCCATGCAGGAATAAACATACGTGTTCCAAGTTAGCACCTGGTATAAAGAATAGTTTACCTAAGTCCATTAAGGATTTAAATATACACGGCTTACTAAGCCCACTGTAAAACATAACAAATACTTTATAATTCTTAATGACACTCACTCCAATCCTTACCAATGCAATAGTCACCAGCAAGAGGCATGACACAACTTAGCCGCTCACCTGCCTCCTTAATAGCTTCACAACCTAGTTTACCTAGTTCTTCAGCTATCATAGGATCACATTCGAACTGCCACTCATCATGTACAGTAGCCATTAATCCATACTTACCCTTATACTTACTTAGTTTGTTTATAAGTATACATAAAGCTAGCTTCATCACGATAGCACCGTCACCCTGTAGTTGTACGTTAAGACCTACATGTTTAGCTCTACATGGTACCTCTCTACCATCCAGTAGTGTAATAGTTTTCTTATCAGCAACCTGAAAAGCACAGTTATCCATAACCTTCTTGATTGCAGGGATATTCTTGAAGAACTTTTCTTTTAGTTTACCACCAGTCCAAGAATTCTTACCAACTATCTCACCTATTTTCTGGTTACCAGCACCATAGATCAGACCATAGAAGAAAGTCTTTGCTTGATCTCGGTTTGTTAAGCCAGCAGCCTTACGATTAGCTTCATGTATATCATCATTAAGAATAATCTTACCATATTCTAAGCTGTCATAAGGTGCCATGCGGTTAGCCAGCATCCTAGCTTCTAATCCACTAGCATCTATACCCACCTGTACCCAGCCATCTCTTGGTTTAAACAAAGCTCTTGCTCTACTATCACCAGATACTTGCTGCATGTTAGGTTGACTAGCTGTCATACGACCAGTCACAGTTCCTTGTACATTAACATTACCATGTATCCTACCATCCCTAGAAGCAGACGCTCTCTTGATCCAGTCAGCAACTTGACTTTCTAGTTTCATTATATCAAACTGGTTTACAAGTTCCTTAGCCTCAGGATAATCTAACTTCTTAAGTACAGCCGCGTCTACTTTAGGATTACCTTTATTTGTTAGGGGTGGCTTCCATCCATACTTCGTAGTTAAGCGAGATGCTATCTGTTGCCGTGATCCGGGATTAAAGACGGTTACTTTATCCTTTAAACGATTACCCGTCTTGTCAGACCATCTCTCTTCAACAATTGGGGGGAATATATCTCGCATTCTATCATCTATCTTAGCCTTATCACATAACAACTGCATCTGCAGTGACTCCGCAGCTTCTAAATCAAAACCAAAACCATTATTAATTTGTAGTGATATGATCTTAGTTGTTATGTGCTCTAGTGCTATGTTCTTTTTATATTTCTCTATAAAATTTTGTTGGGTATTGTAGATCTCAGCATTAACCTCTACATCTTGAAGACAATACTCAAGCATCTCTTCACAGAAGTAATCAAAGTTATCATACTCCATCTTTTCTATCCCTAAATGTTTACCCCAATGCTTTAGAGAGTTACCACCAAGTGGGTGGTTATGTAGATCAGGATACATTAACCTAGATACTACAAGGGTATCACAGGTGTCGGTATATATCTTACCATACAGTCTCTCTAAGAAAGGTATGTCAAACATTAATATATTGTGACCTATAATTAAATCAGCACAACGTAATGCTTCAACACCATCTTTAATGCCGGGTCCAACATACGCATTGACTGATCCAGTGTCGAAGTCTCTTGTACAAAGACAAAAGACTTTAGTCCCTTCGGGGACTGCGTTGCCCTTCCCATTTATAACTATTTCATTAAGACCATCGGTCTCAATATCAAACAATAGTTTTTTCATATTACTCTCCTACATTTTCAATTGCTTTTTTTAATTCTTTTTTTCCTCCAGCATCGAAGAAGTCTTGTAACTCTGTTAGTGTAGCTACTGTATTGTATCTCATATCTTCAAGATAAACATCCATAGAATATCCTGACCAACGCGAAAGAAATGTTTCTATCATGTGATTATAAGCATCTCTTCTATATGCTAACTGTTCTAAAGTTACATCCTTCAGAATAGTTATAAGGTTATTACGTATCTCTGAATCATTATCAAACTCTCGTTCCTGTTTAATAAGCTTCATACAACTACGATCTTGTGCCCCTGTGTCTCTTCGTTTACATACAATTATATGAGTAACTATAGATGGGTCAGCAAGAAGTAGTGACTCACCGAATAACTTAACTACCTTACCCTCATACTTATCTCCAAAGCCACCGTTCTTAGCAGCATCGATCTGTTCTTGAAAGGGTATATCGTAGTAACCTTTTGGGTTACCTTCGACGATAGGAAAATCCTCATGGAATTTCGCACCCTCGATAGGTAACCCAAAGATCTTTAAACTTTGCATAACTAAACTTGTCCCTGCTCTGGGACTACCTGTCACTATCATCATGTGTGTAGTAAAACCTTACCCTCATCATCTAGTGCCCAGTCTAGTTCAGTTAATCTACCATTGTCATGGTCATAGTATAAGCATGTTGCGACCCCAGCCTTACCTGTAAGTCTATTCTTTAATACTCTGATTGTTGTGGTGTTAGCAATCATAGTGTCTGGGTTTTGTCTATCTCTTTCTAATCCTATAACAGTATTTGGAACACTGGATAGTGAACCAGAACCTCTTAGGTCTTGAAGAGTAATCCTATCTCCTTCTTCGTAAGCCTTATTAGTCTTCTTTAGTTGGGATATTACATCTATTCTAACACCAGTCCGAGAAACAAGTCCTCTGAATTCTTTCATGATATTATCAATAAGAAGTCTTTCGGATGATCCTCCATCATAATCCCTGTCTCCACCCATGAGACCAGTAGCTGCGGCTGTTATGTGATCAAGCACGATAACCTCTACACCTAAAGACACAGCCATGTATTCCATACGTGAACACAGGTTCTTCAATCCATTGTTTCCAAGATGATCATATATATAGAAGTTAGTATCATTAAGTTGTTTCCTAGCTTCTGCATATTCTTCATCTGTTAAGTCATCAATGATACTCATGCTAATAGGATCTTGACCAAGCTTAGTTCTTAACTCGTTCATCATTCTAGTAGCACGGATAACTCTTACTGGTTTATTAATCATAAGAGATATCATATCGTCCATAGTTTCTTGTGGTGCTTCCTCTAACATGATAGCACCAACAGATCTACCATTTACCAAGTGATCGTATATTAGTTCTCTGATGATAGTAGTCTTACCAGACCCAGTACCAGAAGCCCATAGTGTAATCTCACCTGACCTTTGACCCACCAAAAACTCAGTCAGTGAGTGGAAGGGGAAGGGGTATACAGTACTGTCGACATTAACCGTACTCTCTATATTCTTAACGTGAAGAATTTCGTCTGGGCTGTACTGTTGTGCTTCCCATACAGCCGTAACTACAGCTTGAGAGTCATTCTTTTGTAAACATTCGTTAGCATCTTTGTATGGTAGAGTAGCAATCTTACACTTCGAAGGTGGAAGAAACTCTGCAACAGATTGTGCTGCCTCTTGTCCTGCCTGATCATTATCAAACATAAGAACAATCTCATCATAGCCACTAACAAACTCAAGGTTATCTTTAATAGCTTTGATTGCACCTGCTGCACCATTTGGTAGACTAACTACTGCCCACTTATTATTAAACAGTTGACTTACTGTCATACAATCGTACTCACCTTCTGTAATCACTAAGCGTTTACCGCCAGTGTTCTTCCAGAGGTGCTGTCCCCATAGTGTGGGAGCAGACGAATCACCGACCCATCTAAAGGTTTTGTTAGGACCTCTAAGATGTTGGGCTATTACTGTACCATCACGATAGAACGAAGCAATCTCTGCTCTCTTACCGTCATTCGATATAGTTTCATATCCATACATTCTCATAGTTTTCTCTGTAATACCCCTATTAGATACGGGATTACCTGAATAAAACTTATTAAGTTTGGAACTAGTTTTCATAGTTGTTCCTTTACCATTCTCTCTATACTCACAAGCGTAGCAATATTTATGACCATCATCATATACTGCTAGGTTATCTTGAGAGTTGTCCTGCCCACGACTGGCGCAGGCAGGACATTGTTCTCTTGTTGTTACCTTAGACATTTATTTCCCCGACCAAGGCATACTTTTACGCATCCATTCCCACATTGGTTTACCAATAAGAGCACCTGCTATAAAGACTACCGCCGTATAACATAGTGTTCCAACCACTGTATCAAATATTTCTACCATTTTTTTTCTCCTTATAAATCCCCATAACTATTTTACCTGCCCATGCTAATGAGATTGCACCTGTTGCAACCACCATAGGAAGGAAGAACCAACTAGCATATAAAGCTAGGGCATAATTTAATATTACGAATAAAACTCCACCGATCAACGGCTGGTATCCCATTCGACCACCAGACAGCACAAGCAGAGCCATACCAGAAAGGGTACAGATACCACCAAGCCAACCAAGCATAGGGCTACAATTATTGACAGGCGTATCCATGACCTGAATAGCTTGTTCCATTGCGCTAGGTGATGGAACAAATACTTTATGTATAGCACTACATCCTCCTAATAATACAGCCATAGTACTGGCTAAAACTTTTTTAAACTTTTCCATTAATTATCCCCCATAAATAAATACCAAAAAATATACAATAAACTACAACCATTTATTCTCCTTCCCCATCGTCAATAATTACACAGCCTTCATCATCTTCTTCAATCACGATTTTTTCTAAATACATCTCTAGTAATCCTTTCGATTTCCTCTATGCCTATAACAAAATAGCCTGAAGTATCTTTAGGTGCCCACTCTTTGCTTGCATACACCTGAATAATTTGACGATCATCTTCCCATAACCAACCATTTAAAGAATCAAAGCAGGCTTTAAGAAAATTATCTATGTCTGCTCTAGGTGAATCTAGTTTGGTTTTATTTGGTTGAGTTATATAGAACTCAACGTCTACCTTGAGTTGTTTTTCAAGTGGTATAAAATCATCACCAATAATAGTAGGAATTAAATCTATCATTTCCTTTCTAAATTTCTTATAAGCACCAGCAAAGTAAGCCCCGTGCTTTGACACACGGGGTCTACTCGCTGCAATGGGGCTTATAGGAAAGACCCACTCCATTAGAATGGTAGGGGGTCTTCGGTTTCAGCAGGTAATTCTTGTGTAGCAGCGGGTGCTGTCCAAGTACTGCCATCGAAACCATCTTCTACTGTATCAAATCCACCAGTATCTAAAGCATTCTTCTCAACAATTTGACATCCATTAAGATAGATACTCATACTGTTGTCTCTCTCTAGAATTGTAGGATTCAATCGTAGTCTAACCTTGTCTCCACCAAAGGGTGTAGCCTCAGTCTTAATTGAATTGGCATCACGACATGGGAATGTTTGATCGCCCTTCTTAACAAAGATCTTTGATTTGACCTTTAGTAAAGTACGACCATCATCATCAACACGCATACCATTAATCTTTGTTGCTCCAGATTCTTTTTCTAGGTTATCAAGTACAACTTGAAAGTCTTTATCTACGATCACAGTTATATTGTGATTAGCAGAATCAGCTCCGAACTTATCATCTGGACGATGAAGATGTCCGTATACTACCTCTAAAGTTTCTGTTACAAACTGTTTCATTTTCGCTGTCATTGTCATTTTGTCTCCTTTATCTGACTGTTTGAAAATCTTATATGGATATTATACCATACATTTGTAATTTGTCAAGTAAATAATGCTGACTTTCTAAAAATTTTCAGCAAAATTTTTCAAATTACATTAACTTTAATGATGGCTTTCCATCAATAATAACACCAGCACCTAGTACTGGCTTACTCAAATGATTCTTAGCATAATTCATAGCACGGTGATGTGTATTAACACCACACCCTACATTTAAACCAAAGATCCTTTGAGTTGGTGATTGTAAAATCTGTAGCATAGCATTACTATGTACATGACCCATCACCACACTATGTCCTAACTTTATAGCAGCAGAATAGGCTGGTCGTTGACCGCCTGCTCCTGTGCCATGAGTATACATAACATCATCAATTAGAAATGAGTAGTCCCATTCCCAATTAGGTGTATCATATAACTCTACGTAATCTACCAGATACATAGAAGGAATCCCCGCAGTAGCTGACAAACGATGTACTCGTTCATCATGGTTACCAATGCATACCATAGCTTCAGGGAACGCCTTCTTCCACGCCTTCATACCTTTAATAGCTTGCTCATGCTCATCAATTGCAGATGGCAATTCAGGATTCTTTTGGTGAAACGATATCGAGTGATGATCTAACACATCACCTATAAATACAGTAGTATTTGTTTTATACTTTCGTTTCAAATCCTTTACAAATTGTAGGTAGTCAGGGTGGATAGCAGGTAAATGTAAGTCTCCAATACATAATACTCTAGCCATTCTTTAATCTCCTATTATAATCCTCTTTCCATTGCTGAGAAATGCAAGGAAGATCTTTCCTTACCTTTGTCTCTTCAATAGGATTATGATTATCACCATCTATATCATGATCCCACTTAACATAGTAAGCTTCAATAGGTTCATATAAATTTATCTCTTCATTCATATGCATCTCCTGAAGTTCGTTAAGGTTAGGATCCTTCTTGGAATTATATTTAATACCATTCCAAACAACATCATTCTTATTCATTATCTCCTCCTGGTACAAAGATA